CTAAACCATATTCTGTACCTGAAAAAGTAACCACAATACATTCTTGTAGAATTTTAGTTGGTATGAAAACAAGGAAATCAACCCCATTAAAGAAGGATAAGTCATTCTTCAATTCAATACAACCGTGAACCATTTTCAAAAATATTTTGAACTGTGTGCCATCCATGAAAGTTTCGTTTAATAATACTCCGAATTTTTCATGTTCAATTTTGATTGTACGAGTAATAGTAGTCATATGTGTTATTTTTTACAAATATACATACAAAATCCTTTAAAAACAAAAAACCCCGACAATTTTTTTATGATTATCAGGGTTAAATTTTTACCAACTAGTAAGAAAGGGGTGTTGGGTTTGTAGTAATAAATATATAACAATTATAAAAAAGTTACATCTTTGTTAAAATATTTTTTAATAATTTCTTAAATTGTTCATCCATTGGTTCAGGTAACTCATCTAATGCAAAATATCCACATTCACTATGTTCATCACCATCTTCCGCACCAACCAAATCAGGATAAATTTTTTCATCAACTTTCATCATGAAAACATACATCAATCCTTTAACTTTAGAACCATCTCGGTTAGTTCTATTAATAAAACCAACTAACTCAATATCTTTATCATCAATAGAAATATTAGTTTCTTCAAAAAATTCTCTTTTAGCACCTAACATTGCATTTTCTATCTTACCAACTTTACCCGCTGGTAAAGACCAAAATCCTGGTAGTTCTGAATTACTTGCTCGTTTACAAAGTAATACTTTGTCACCACATTTTACTATAACACCAGCATACCTTTTAATTAATTCTGTTTCCATGAATATTTATGTTTATGACAATAAGTATAAAAGACATTGAATTTAAAGTCAAACCTGTTTTCACTAGAAAAGACATTCAACATGGGATGATGAATAAAAAATTTGATAATTCATTTGATGGAATGTTATTTTTTATGAATGACGGTCCTCATTGTTTTTGGATGAAAAGTTGTGTAATTGATTTGGATATCATTTTCATTGAAAATAATATTATAACTAAAATTCATCACACGTGTGAACCTTGTAAAAAATCACCTTGTGAAAATTATTGTGGAAACGGTGATTTGATTCTTGAATTAGAAGGAGGTTCTTGTTACAGATTAGGAATTCAAGAAGGTAATAAAGTAGTATTTTAAGAACCTTTAATCTTTTCTTTAAGTTTCTTCACTAACTCGTTCTGAATCATTTTTGTAAATTTAATATATGGTGAATCATCTTTCTCAGGATTATACTTATATGAACCACCTGGTGGTCTTTTAGACCTACCCAAATACATTAAACCTGAAATGTTTGTAATACATTTGTGTCCACCACTGTTAGCTTGAATCAAATCCCAAGCATTCACAGTAATACCATCTAACATCTCCTTATGTTCTTCAGGAAGTTCAGTAAACGGTATTTCCATCATTTCACCAATATGTGTTAAAATTTCTTTACCATCATCCATAGATTTAAACTTGTTACCATATAATGCAACAAAATCTTTGAACGTAAAACCAACGGATTCTTGAGTCATACCTTTTGATTCTGAAATCCATTTGATTGTTGATAAAGGTATTTGTTTTTCTTTTAGTTGTGATTCCCATTTAGATAAAACCTCTTGAGCAATATCACCCAAGTTCACACCTTTCAACTCTCTCTCTTTTTTAAATGGATTACAAGAAGCCTGAACCAATCCCATAGGCCAAGCAATAACTAAAAAGTCAGCTTCAGGATTATTTTTGAAGGGAGTATATCTATCATATGAACCAGGTTTCATCATACTTCCACCACCATATTGAACAATAATATTATCCTCAACATTTACGTTATCATTACCTTTCATACTTGAGATATACAAGTTTTTGTTTTTCTCTAATTCAGGTATTGTAGCATATCTCTTTTCAATCATAATCTTCTTAATGTTCTGAAGAATATTCATTAAAGAAGGTGTTGAATTCATAACAAGAGTTTCTAAAAACCCTGGTTTATTTTTGAATGCTAATAAAAGTTTGTTAGTAACAAACCCCAAAGCCATTTTATTTTGTTGTAATGATTTATTCTTATCTAAAGAAAATAGATAAGAGATAACATCATCAACTGTAATATCTTGTGATGCAAAATTTGCCGAATCAACTGTTGAAATTAATAAAATATCTGATGAAGGAAAAATATCTTTTGGTGATACAACTTGAGAAATAGTTTCAACATTTGAACGAGATTGTCTAAATGATGTTGATTTAGTATCTTCAGCACCAGCTTGTCTATCATGGTGGTCAGTGTGTATTACGAACATTGGTTTACCGTGAGCAAAGTCAACTAATACAGGCATAACGTCTCCACTAGCATCATTCTTTTTAACGGTAAATTCTTTATCACCATACTGAATAACATGAGCACCAACAACTTGAATACCGTGTTGTTCCAAGTATTCTTTCATAGCAATTGCAGTTGTCACACCATCCAAATCTTGGTGAAAATAGATTTCCGCCTTTGGGTAACGTGCAGCTAATTTATTAATATCTCTTAGTCCAGATTCTGTAAGTATTTTTTTCATTAAAATATTAATATTATAAATTAATCAATATGTTGGGATAATACCAATTTGCCACGCTCAATATATGCCATGTAACTGTGTTCAATTTTACCATTACAATATCTATTAACATTAAAGGTTTTAGTAGGGTTAACTGTAACATATTCAGTCAAACCATTTCTATCAATTTCTTTTTTAATAGTTTCGGTACCATCAACAATATTAAATTTTTCTTGTGGACATGGAGGTACCTCTTTTTCTTTTTCTTGTTCATTAATTAAATAAAGTCCTTTAATATGACGTTTTTCGTCTTCCGATATAATAAACTTTTTCATGTTTTTTATTAATAAATATCAATTAAAACAAAAATGGAGGTCATTGACCCCCATTTTCAAATTCTAATTTTTGTTGCCGTTTATCATCAACAAATGCTTGGATTCGTTTACTCGCAATTTCCGAATAATTTTCAGAAAGTTCAATACCTATCCATCGTCTATCAAGTATTTCCGCTGCCACACAACTTGTACCTGAACCGGCAAATGGGTCCAAAATAATATCATTCTTATATGACAATATCTTGATTGCCTTTTTTGGGATATCCATTGAGAATGTTGCTTTAGTCATTGGCCTTGAATCATTCAAATATTTCCACTGTCCAAATACCAATTCCATAAAATCTCGTTTGTCTTCTTCCTGATAAACCATTTTGTTCTTACCCTCTTCAGTTACAGTAGGTTCACCTTTCCATTGTGGTTCACCCTTAACTTTCTTAATGTGGTGTTTCTTATATGCTAAAACAACACATTCCTTCGGGTTATAGATATATGGGGACGACGGACTCATCCAACTACCCCAAGCAGTTGTTTTACTTCTATGGGGACTATCCTCTTCCAAGTCAACAACACCAAAGAACTTAAATCCAATCTCTTTCATAACTTGATAAACTTCAGATACAAAGAAAATTCTTCCACCCTTAGCCTGTCTGTTAATCTCATATGGAATATTCAAAGAAATTCTTCCATCATCTTTCAGGACCTTATAAGCCTCGGTCATCCACTTACGAGTAAACTCCAAATACTCACTAATCTCCATATCATCATCATGGACATCATAAGCAATGTTTACACCGTAGGGTGGAGACGTAACAATCAAATCCACAGACCCTTCAGGTATTCCTTTCATCACCTCAATACAATCACCTGTGGTTATTTTGTTTAAATAATTTTCTATCATATTTTTATAAATCTATATTGTCAGGCGCTTCATCAATAATGTGTTTTCTCCAAAAATTAGCAAACTTACTATTAGGTAATTTACTCGTTATCTTACTCCCAATGACAAGTATAGTTATAAAAAAAACACAAGACAACAAAGATGTAACAATATATGTAATAATCATTTTTCTAACTTTTCTATTTTCTTTTCAATATACCAAATAGCTTTTTTCAGGTCTTGTACTGTATCATCTTTTTTACCCGCTCTTGAAAGGTATTTTACAGCATTACCCAAATAAAAGTCATTATCTAACCCCCAAGCATCAATCACCTTAATGGCTTCGTATTCATTATTTATCCCAAATTTATAGTGGTCGGGATGATTTACCATCTCTTTATCTTCAGACATCATTTTAATCGTTTTTATATTCTTCAAGTAAATCGTCAGATGAAATACCATTATACTTTTTAGCAATCTCATCAAAATTTTTCATCTCAACATTAGTATACATTCTACGAGTAGTTTCATTTAATTCATTCGCCATATCAATAGTTTCAGAAATAACTTTGATAATTTCATAAGGGTTAGCATTTGATGCTGGTCGTCTGTCTTCAATGTAACCTTTCCATTCTTTTGCTGTAGACATTGGAACTCGGATAGATGCTCCTCTATCACTAACACCCCAACTGAATTTATCAATCGCTTGTGTTTCATATTTACCAGTCAGTCTAAGGTCATTATCTGAACCATAAACTTCAATGTGTTTGTGTCTTCTTGATTCTAATGAATTGAATAGGACATTGAAGTATTCTTCCCCACCTTCGTTTCTCATTTTCTCAGTTGAGAAGTTAGTGTGTAATCCTGAACCATTCCACTCTCCGTAAGACAAAGGTTTAGGATGATATTCAATATAGTAACCGTATTTTTCAGATAGTTTCTCCATTAGGTATCTACTCATCCACAAGTCATCACCCGCCCTTAATTTCCCTTGAGAAAATACTTGGTATTCCCATTGTCCTAAAGCAACCTCGGCGTTTACACCTGTAATACCAATCCCCATGTTTAAACATAGGTCCATATGTTCTTCAACAATATCCCTACCAATTACATTAACACCCACACCACAGTAATATTTACCCTGACCTT